TGGGGCTTTGGAAGAAGTCAAGACGACCAAAAATAATCTGGCAGGGTAATTATGAAAACGATTGAAGAATATGGAATCCAGCTACGCAACAAAAGCGTTGGCAATCACAAGACACTTTGTCCTGAGTGTTCACATACCAGAAGAAATAAAAAAGAGCCTTGTTTATCTGTAAATATACAGGCTGATGGTGGGGCTGTTTGGATGTGTCACCATTGTGAATGGAAAGGCGGTATCGGTAACACAGACACTTATCGGGAATATAAGAGGCCGTATAAAAGACCAGAGAAGCCAAAAGAAGCCACAAGGGACGATAAGGTTGCTCAATGGTTTAAGAGTAGGGGAATAAGCGAAAGCACTCTGGAAGCGGTAGGCGTGTATTCTGCGGCTAGGGATTGGTATGTAAATAACAGTTCTGAGAAAAAGATTACGATTTGCTTCCCATATTTCAAAGATGGCGAGTTGGTTAATATAAAATATCGCACGAAAGATAAGGATTTCAGGCAAGAGGCTGATGCCGAAAGGTCATTATACAATAACGATGTTGCAAGGGCTGGCGCAGAGGACAAAGGGTTTCTGATATTCGTAGAAGGCGAAATGGACGTTCTGTCTTTTTATGAGGCAGGGTTTGATAATGTTGTTTCTTTGCCTGATGGCGCACCTAAAGAGGCTAAGTTTAATGAAGATGATAAGAGGTTTGAAGCATTAAAGGCCGCAGAATGGCTGGATAATGTGGATAAAATCATCTTGGCGGTGGATGCTGATGATGCTGGTCAGGCACTTCAGAGGGAGTTGATTCATAGGTTTGGCAAGGATAGATGCTGGACGGTGGAGTGGCCTTGTCTGGGTGATGTCCAGATAAAGGATGCCAATGATTGTCTTGTGACGCATGGCGCAGATGTTCTAGTTGAGATTATAGAACACGCAACCCCACAGCCAGTTGAAGGTCTGTATTCGATAAATGATTACCAGAAAGAGGTTTTTGACATTTATCGGGGCAATATTCAGAGGCCAGTTTCAACAGGTTTTGCCAATCTGGATGAGTTTTATCAGGTGATGCCCAGCACTTTTGCTTTGGTTACAGGGATACCCAATCACGGTAAATCCAATTTCATTGACCAGATGATTATCAATCTAAACCAGAATCATGGTTGGAAGTTTGCCATATTCAGTCCTGAACACTCAACAGCCAATCATATTCGTAGGCTTGCTGAGAAGGTCATGAAGAAGCCTTTTGATATAGGACCAAATCCAAGAATGACCGAGGGGGAGCTTACCGAAGCCTTGCTAAAGCTGGACGGTAATTTTCATTTTATCGAATCAGAGGAAAACATACCAAATATTGAATGGCTATTGCAGAAGGCAAAGACGGCTTGTCAGCGATTTGGCGTTAAGGGGATAGTGATTGACCCATATAATGAGATAGATGCGACCAGAGGGGCTTCAAAACGCGAAGATGAGCATATTAGGGATTTGATATCTAGGTGTAAGGCGTTCTGTAGGTCACACAATGTTGCGATGTGGATGGTTGCCCACCCTGCCAAGATGCAAAGACAGGCTGATGGTTCGTATCCGCCACCAAGTCTTTACGATGTTTCGGGGTCTGCACACTGGAATAATATGGCAGATGTGGGGATGGTTGTTCACAGAGATTTTGATTTAGACCATACTAGGGTCATAATCAGGAAGATAAGAGAGCAGGGGTTGTATGGGTCAATCGGGGAAGCGTTCTTTAGATACAACGTCTCAACACACTGCTATCAGCCAGAAATCCAGACAAGCCAACCAGTCGGATATTATGGCGAGGACATTTAGGTTTGTTAGGCATGAGGACATTAGCCAGTTTGAGAAAATGGGTTATGTGTTCTCATGCCATATCAAGGGGCATCACGGATTATGGTCAGTGATAATGGAGAAGATTGATGCAGAAGAAAGAGTGCATCGGGAATCAGATATTATTCTTAGGGGATAGTTTGCATATCGGTAATGTTTATCGGGATATGCAGGTTGACCACTTGATTACCGACCCTCCATATGAGCAGAGCCTTCATGATATTAAAACCAAAGCATCAAGAAGGATACGCACTGATGGTCGAGATGAGATAAAAAATCTTGATTTTGCAGGGATTGATTCGATTAGAGAGGAGTTCATAGAGCTTGCACAGGCCATAACGAAGGGGTGGTTTATCACATTCTGCACAATCGAAGGCGTAGCAAGGTGGGCTGATGTCATCAATCCAAGTGATATGAAATATAAAAGGGCTTGCATCTGGGTAAAGCCAGACGCTACCCCACAGCTAAACGGTCAATGTCCTGCACAGGGGGCTGAGTGTTTCGTGACTGCATGGTGTGGGTCGGGTCATTCTAAGTGGAATGGTGGCGGGAAAAGAGGCGTTTATCAGTTCTTGACCAATCCACCGACCAGAGATGGTAGGCATCCGACCGAAAAACCTATAGAGTTAATGAAGCAACTTATTCTGGATTTTACACAGGCAGGGGATAGGGTGTTTGACCCATTTATGGGTAGTGGAACGACCATAGCGGCTTGTCAGAGGACAGGAAGGTTTGGAATAGGTGTAGAGAAAAGCAAGGAATATTTCGATATAGCTTGCGAGAGGGTGCATCAGGCGTGGTCAGAGCCAGACTTGTTTGTTGTATCAGAAAAGCCAAAACAACTTACGTTAGCCGAATAAATGTTACTTTGTCCAAATTGTAAATGCGTGAGGTCAACGGTTCTGGATAGCCGTAACAGGGCAAGCACAGAAGGATTATATCGTAAGCGCAGATGCCAGAAATGTAATGCAATATTCAAGACTCAAGAGGTGATTTTAGTAGAAAAGCCGAAGTCCAAGCCAAAACCAAAGCCTAAGAGTAACGTGGTAAAGGCTCGGTTCAAGTATCGGAGGAAAAAGCCTGTTGAAAATATTTTACCACAAAATATAGATAATTTGACGGATGAGGAGTTAGAAAACTTGATTTTTGAGGAAGGCTTTGTGTTTGACGATGATGAAAATTAATTGATATTTTTTTGCATCTTTTGTTGACATATGAAAACAAACCATTACTATCAGGGGTGTTGAGAGGTTATGACAACCTCACAGGACTAGCCGCAGATGTGAACCCTGATGAAACTTCCTCTCAACACTAAGACGACCAAACTTAATTCGGAGATTAAAAATGACTTATACATTTACATATGTTCAATCTGATGACCCACAGTTGACTGATGACATGATTGTTTGTGACCAGTTTGCAAACTTTCACATTCAGGTCGGTATTGATGGCGTTTTCTATCTTATCAAAGAACGTGCTGATGGATGCTTTGAGGATATGGGCAAGTATTACAGTCGTCCAATGGCTGAGAAGCGTTTGTTAGCTTTTGCGAGGGGGGTTGCTTAAAAAATTAACTGGAGAGGGATTAGGGGCTTTTAGCCCCTTTTCTTTTGTCTGGTGTATGATATAACAATGTTTCTGTTATGGGGGGAGTGAGGTTATTTCCGAGCACCTTACTCTCACCCACCAGCTTATTTTGTGCCTTGCGTAAGGGTTTATACCCATATATAGTGTGCGTAAGTAGGTCGGTCAGACCTGCCTCCGTATGCTAAGATTTGGTCGTCTATAGCAAACAAGTTAAGGGGTCGCTCAGGCATAAACTGGCGGCCTCTTTTCTTTTATAAGGAATTGCGGTAGGATAAATAAACCAAGAGGTTAAATCATTAGCAGGGGCTTATGATGGATATAAAAGAGATAGATATCTCTGAGATTTTCCCATACGCAAAAAATCCACGCAAGAATCAGGCCGTTCTCAAAGTGGCGAAGTCTATTGATGAGTTCGGTTGGCAACAGCCTATCGTAGTTGATAAGGCTGGCATCATCATTGTAGGCCATACCAGATATCAAGCGGCACAGGAATTAGGGCTGAAAACAGTTCCAGTTCTATACGCGGATTTACCTGAGGAAAAAGTCAAAGCATATCGAATTGCTGATAATAGAACCAATCAGGATTCAGAGTGGGATATGGACTTTCTGGTTGATGAGATACAAGACCTTCTCAAGATAGATTTTGAATTATCATCTCTGGGGTTCGATAATAAAGAGCTTACCAATATCCTATTAGGCGATGATGAGATAGAGAACCCATACACAAAGAAAGTGGATGTTCCTATTTACGAGCCATCTGAGGATAAGCCAGACATTTATGATTTATATGATGATGAGAGACATCAAAGAC